CGGAAGAAGCAAAACGACTTGAGGTTTTCATAGAAGACCACAGAGCAATGTGCATGAACTACCTATATGACGACGTAGTCCCAGAAGATTGGGAGCCATATGGTCTTTATGATGGATGCGAAACCTGTGAGACTCGTGAACAGCTAATGGCTACTTTTGATTGGCTTAAATCAAATGGTAAAGTAGATATATACGTAGGAGATTAAATGGAAAACTATGAAGATATTATGGCTGAATTTAGTATTAATAAAGTTTTACTCGCAATACTAGAAACAGTTGGTGAAGTAAAGGTGCCTACACTGGCATTTATTGAGGCTGGCAATTCTGATAAAGGATTGGTAGTCGAATATGATGAAGAAGGACCTTCATTTATTTTTAAGCTAGGAGATAAAGTTGAACAGCAATAAGGTTATTACAGAGTTTGGGTTAGACGCCCTGTCAGCAATACTTCATGAAACAGCAATTGAAAAAGGGTTTTGGGAAGATGAGGTTACATATAATGTAATCGGCAATAAACTGGCGCTAGTCCATTCAGAAGTTACAGAAGTTTTAGAAGCAGTCAGAAAGAATAAGGGCAGTGAAAATATTGTTGAAGAGATGGCGGATGTAGTAATCAGACTACTAGACCTATATGCAGCAATGATGAATACTGAAATGATTTCACATTCTCTTGACGTAGCCCTAGAAAATAAAGTAAATGTAAATAAGGAAAGGCCAAAGCTTCACGGCAATTTGTTTTAATGCTATACTATATACTTAAGAAAAGAGTTTAAATGACTATCACAATAGATAATATATTATCAAAACTAGATCCAAAAACAAGAGCAAGAGTCCAGTCTGCACAAGACATAAAGGTAGAAAAGCAGTTAACCCCAAGCATTGGTCTTAATATGGCTTTAAAGGGCGGACTTGGATATGGTAGACAAGTACTTGTATGGGGAAATAAATCTGCTGGCAAGTCATCGTTTTGTTTACAAATGATTGCGCTTGCACAAAAAGAAGGAAAGACTTGTGCATGGATTGATGCAGAAGCATCTTACGATCAAAAATGGGCAGAGACTTTGGGAGTAGACTCTTCAAAGTTAATATACTCTCCAGCAAAAACAGTTAATGACATGGTTGATGTTGGAGTAAAGTTAATGGAAGCAGGAGTAGATCTTATCGTAGTAGATTCTATATCAGCACTTCTTCCAGGAATCTATTTTGAAAAAGACGGAAATGAAATGAAAGATCTGCAAGACACTAAGCAGATTGGCGCTGAAGCAAAGGATATGACCCACGCAGTCAAGATGTTAAACTATGCAAACAAAAACACATTACTTGTTCTCATCTCACAACAACGAAATCAATTTGGATCTATGCATGCTAGTCACATCCCCACAGGTGGCATGGCAGTCAAGTTCTTTTCTTCCACGGTCATTAAGCTATGGTCGTCTGAAGCTGAGGCTAATGCTATTAAAGCTGGCATTAAAGTTGGCGACAAAATTATCGAGCAAAGAGTCGGAAGACCAGTTAACTGGATTATTGATTACAACAAACTCGGCCCCCCAAATTTATCAGGACAATACGATTTTTACTACCAAGGGGAAGCTCTTGGTGTAGATAGAGTCGGAGAAACTTTAGATGTTGCAGAAATGTGTGGCATAGTAGAAAAAGGTGGAGCATGGTATACAGTAAATGGAGAACGTTTTCAAGGACGTGCAAAGGCTGTAGCATACTTAAGGGAAAATCCAGATGTTGTAGACAGCTTAGTCGGAGATATAAATGCCAAATCTTAATGAATTTCTTAATTCTAAAATTAAAGAAGAGCCAAAAGGATATGAGTTAGAAAAACTTGCTGGTGTTAGAGCATGCTCTAAATGCGATGAAGATGTAAGCGGAGCATCTTGGGATCCAATAAAGCTTGTTATGTCTTGGATATGCTCTAAGAATCATGAAACAGTATTTAGGATACAGTAATGTCAGAAAGATCTGAAGTAAAAAGAGACGGGGCAAAAGCTCAAAAGAATAGTGGTCGTGGAGACTACCAAAAGGGCGATGCTAAATGGAAGCAATTCCTTGTTGACTACAAGGAGGCAGGAACATCTTTTACATTGAATAAAGATAACTGGGCAAAGATATGCACAGACACATTCAAGGTAAGCAGAGATATGCACCCAGCCCTAAAGATTATTATAGGTAAAGATTCTAAAGTTAGGCTTGGAATTATTGAGTGGTCTATTCTTGAAGAACTAATTGAGTTTTGGGAAGAGAATAAAGCATGACATCATTTTTACTAGGACTACTAATAGGCTTTGTTATGGGATACCCAATTGGGCTATTCATTAATAAAATTGATAAGGATATGAAAAATGACGCAAGATAAGAACACTCTTGAATTAATCAGTGATATTACTGAATTTAATGATTTACATGAGTTTATGAAGGATGAGCACTTAGATAGAGCCTTGGCTATTGTGGTAAAATTATTAATGAACCCAGATGTTCCGTCTGCAAAGGCACCGCATTTGATCATGGAGCTTCAAGCAATGTCAACTAAGTTTGCCGTGCTAGCATCAGTATATTCTACAATTGCAAAAGACAAAGCAGGCACAGAAAACAATAACAAGAAGAATGTATATTATTCAGTAAAGGAGTCCATAGACAAACTTGTAGATGCACTTAAGTATGTCGTTAGGTACAATTCATAAATGGGTAGAGATATAGTTAAAAATTTAAAGTTCAAGAAGTCATCTGGCAAGTTTGACCCAGAGGTATTTGCTAGGTTGCTTGATGACGCCTACTTGGCAACTAAAAGAGAAGATGCAGTAACAACTAAAACATCTTTTAGTCCAAGTTCTCTTGGTTACGGACACGGTAACTGCCCTAGATATTGGTACCTAGCTTTTAGCGGAGTAATGTTTATCAACGACAATGACTCAGTTGCTATTGCTAATATGGCACAAGGAACACAGGCGCATGAAAGACTTCAAAATTTAATTAAAACTATGCCTAGTTTTGTAGAAGAAGAACGTGAAATTAAGAATGACTATCCACCAATTAGAGGGTTTATTGACCTTGTTATGGAGTGGGATGGAGAAACAGTAATCGGAGAAATTAAGACTGCTAAGCAAGAAGTATGGGATACAAGGCAAGCAGAAATGAAATCATCTGCAAACCACATGCTGCAGTTACTAACATATATGAAGCTAACGGATGCCAAAGAAGGATTCTTTTTATATGAAAATAAAAACACACAAGAAGTGGTTATCATACCAGTAATAATGAATGATAGAAATAAAAAGATTATTGAAGATACTTTTCTGTGGATGTGCGAAGTTTGGGATAACTTTAAGGATGGCGACTTGCCAATGAGGTCTTTTACAAAGTCTACTTCTTCTTGCAAGTACTGCCCAGCAAAAGAAGCCTGCTGGTCTATGCCTACAGGCACAGTTCAAATTGAAAAATTTGAGGTTCCCAAGATATGATTTGTGGGAATAAAGAATGCGCTAAAGATTTTGATGCAAAGACTCATAATCAAAAGTATTGTTCAGATGAGTGCTGCCGTATTGCCACTAATAAAAGAATTATGGAAAAATATTACGAGAAGAAGGCTATTAGAAATGGCGCATATCGTGGTTGCAAGAAGTGTAGCGTAAAGCTTAGTAGGTATAATCAAGGAGACTACTGCACTATTTGTGAGAAAAAAATAAACGTAACAAACAAAAATGTTTTAATGGATATGATCAATGACATTAGCTAATTTAGTAAAGACTAAAGCCAACCGTGTACTCGGAATAGATGCATCAACTAACTCAATAGCTTTTTGCTTAATGGAAAATGATTACCCAATTAAATGGGGAAAGATTAATTTAGTCGGCACAACTATATATGATAAAATTTATGATGCTAAAAAGAAAATGTCTTTTATGCTGGACGATCTTAAATCTGATTATATAGTTGTTGAGGGTGCTGTGTTTGTTAAGTCCGCAGATGCAGTCATAAAGCTATCTTATGTATACGGAGTTGTTATTGCCGAATTGATGTCTACTGGGGCTGAGGTTATAACAATATCTCCTTCCTCATGGCAGGCATATATTAAGAATAGCAATCCTACAAAGGAAGAGAAGGCAGCAATAAGATTAAAGAGTCCAGGATATGCAGACTCCTGGTATCAGAATCAACTTAGGAATATGCGTAAACAAAGAACAGTAGATTACTTTAATAAGAAATACAACCTAACTCTTTCAGACTTCGACGTTGCAGATTCATTTGGAATTGCACACTATACTAATAGCATATTGACTGAACGATGAAACTGTATCAAAGCAAAGATTGGCTATATAGAAGATATATAGTTCAAAAAAAGACGGTAACAGAAATTGGCAAAGAGTGTGGAGTATCTGCTATGACTATACAAAGATACCTAGATCAGTTTGGATTAATTAAGAAGCGATGAATATAGCCTATAAACTTTTTCATTTACCAAGAGACCATGCCAGAAATAAGGCTGTAGAAAATGTACATTCTCATTTACTAAAAAATATAAAGATGTTAAATTCAGATACAATAAAGATATCTTCATACTCTGACTATATTAAGTTTGTAGAAGAAAACCCAGATTTTAACGTAGACCCAATGGGATATAACTTAGATAATAAGCAGGGGTGGAGATACGGTGAAGTTGGTATATGGGCAAGTAACTGGCTTGCTTGGAAGAGTTTTATAGAATCAGAATATGATTATCTGATATTAATGGAAGACGATATTGTTCTTTATGAAAACTTTCTCCCTGAGCTAGAAAGATATATGAAGCAGTTACCAGAAAACTTTGATGCATTCCATGCATTCTGCCCATCAGACCAGAATCATAAATACGATTTATCCATGGATTTTTCAGATGAAGTATGTTCATCATACCAAGATTGGTCTGCTGCTTGCTATGTTGTAAGCAGAAGTGGTGCTCAAAAAATGATGTATTTTGCAAGTAGAGGCATAAGACTGCCTTTAGATTGGTTTATGTTTAGACAAAAACACTTGCTTTCCGTGTATACACTCAAGCCAGAGGCTAAAAGAATCTGCGATATATTAACGATAGATTCAACATTTCAAACAAAAGAAGATAGGGAAATAATAAATGGGATACTCTGATCCAGAAAATAAGCCATGGGCTAAAGAAAAAATAATTGAATTAAGACCTACAACAGTTCTTGATGTTGGTGCTGGTCAGGGTGTTTATCTTGATTTAATTAGACAGGGCCTAGGGGCTGGAGTAATTGTTAATGCGGTAGAAGTATGGCAACCATATATAGATCAGTTTGATTTAGAAAATCGTTACGACAAACTTTTTGCTATGGACGTAAGAAGCATGACAAACTTTGAATATGACCTTGTTATCCTAGGAGATGTTTTAGAGCACATGTCAGAAAAAGATGCGGTAGAGTTGTGGGATAGAATTGCATTACAGGCAAAATATGCAATTATATCAATTCCTATTATTCATTATCATCAGGACGCAATTAACGGAAATCCTTATGAGGTTCACGTAGAAGAAGACTGGGATATAGAAAGAGTTTTAAGTACATTTAAAAACATAAAAGAGTATAAAAAGTTTGCTATTACTGGTACATTTATTGCGGAGTTTAATACGTATGATTCCTAAAATAATCTGGCAGACATACAAGGACCCAATAGACACATTGCCTAATTATGCATTAGATGCTTTAAACTCATGGAGAGATATGAATCCAGATTACGAGCATAGGTATATGGATGATGCTGAAGCTGGCAAATTTGTTCTAGAAGAGTACGGTCAAGAGTGGTATGACATATTTATAAATTGTCCAGTAGGTGTAATGCGTGGTGATCTATGGAGATATTTAGTTATATATAAGTACGGCGGTATATATACAGACCTAGACACTATATGCAACCACCCAGTAGAATTTTGGCTTAAAGAAGAATACGATATGATTGTTTGTCCTGAGAACAATGTTCATTTTTGCCAATGGACATTTGCAGCGGTAGCAGGACACCCTATATTAAAATCAGTATTAGATCTTATTAAAATTGGATTTGAAAATCCAGATTACACCAAGCCTCATTTTGTTCATGAGCTTACTGGTCCATACGCATGGACAAATGGCATCTTGTCAGCTTTAGGAATAAATGATAAACTAGCACTAGTTTATGGCAATGGCGTAGATATCTGCAACTCATCAGATAAGGCAAAAGAATATAAGTTCTATTGTTTTGGCGGAGAAGAATGGAGAATGTTTCATTTTATAGGATCAAAGCATATTTACGGTAGCCAAGAGTGGAATGATGGAAAGTATGTTCAATGGATTAAAGAGCCTCTTACACAAGCGTATAGGGCTGGGGAAATACTAGATGAAGAACTGGAGATAAAGTAATGGCGGGATACCCAGATAAAGATAACGGATACCAGTTATGGATTACTGATTTACAATTAATTGCTACAAGTGCACCATCAGGTCAAAAGATTATTAGAGAGTGTCTTGAGATTGCAGAGATGCTTATTCAAAAGAATATATCATATGGAGACTCAGCATTGAGCCCAATTAGAATATTCTCACAGGCAGATAATCAAGAACAAATTAAAATTCGAATAGATGATAAGATTAATAGAATTAAAAATGGCTCAGGTTTTGCAGGAGATAACGATATTGATGACATGATTGGTTATTTAATCCTTCTTAAAATTGCCAAGAAACTTGCTATTTCAGTCGACTAGAAGTATAATAGTCTAATGAGCGAATTAGAATTAGTAGATCATTATGACCGAATGAATAAGGTTGTCGCCGAACTTCTTAAGGGCAATAGCCCAACCCAAATTGCAACCCTGACTGGTTTAAAAAGAGCAGAGGTAGTTGAACTTATAGATGAATGGAAGTCTGTTGTTCATAATGATAGCACTGCAAAAGAAAGAGCAAAGGAAGCAATCTCTGGCGCAGACAAACACTATGCAATGCTTATTAAAGAGGCCTGGAAGACCGTAGAGGACGCAGATCAACAGGGACAGCTAAATGTTAAGTCAACGGCCCTAAAGTTAATTGCGGATATTGAAGGAAAACGAATAGGCATGCTTCAAGAGATTGGTCTTCTTGACAACGCAGAGCTTGCTACACAGATTTCAGAAACAGAAAGAAAGCAAGACATCCTTGTTAAAATACTTAAAGAGGTAACGGCGGGTTGTCCAAAATGTAAAATGGACGTTGCAAAAAGACTATCCCAGATAACAGGTATAGTTGAACCAATTACAATAGAGGAAGCAAGTGGAGTTTAATTTTGATGATTTAATTGACTTGCTAGATGGCGAAGAGTTTGAAGAAAAGCCAGTCGATTTAAAAACTTTTGTTAGAAGCCCAGAGTATCTGGGTCTACCTGAGTTGTCTGATTATCAATACACACTAATTGAAAAAAGTTCACAGATTTATAAAGAGTCCACCTTAATTAAATTATTTGGTGAAGAAGAAGGAAGAATAAGATTTAAACAAACCGCCAATGAAGTAGTTGCCCAGCTTGGCAAGGGCTCTGGTAAAGATTACTGTTCAACCATTGCTGTTTCTTATATCGTATATCTTTTGCTATGCCTAAAAGATCCAGCAACATACTATGGCAAACCTCCTGGGGACTCTATTGATATTATTAATATTGCTATAAATGCACAACAGGCAAACAACGTTTTCTTTAAAGGATTTAAAACTAGAATTGAAAGATCTCCTTGGTTTGCTGGAAAGTACACAGACAAGGCCTCAGAAATAAAATTTGATAAAGCCATAACAGTACACTCTGGTCACTCTGAGCGTGAAGCTTGGGAAGGATATAACGTTATAGTAATTATTCTTGATGAAATTTCTGGATTTGCCATTGAAAGTACTACTGGGCATGATCAAGCTAAAACTGGTAGCGCAATATACGATATGTACAGAGCCTCAGTAGATTCACGTTTCCCAGACTTTGGAAAAGTTATTTTGCTATCTTTCCCAAGATATAAAAATGATTATATTCAACAAAGATACGATACTGTTGTTGCTGAGAAAGAAACTATTATTCGTGATCATAAGTTTAAAATGGACGAGGACCTGCCAGACGGAACGGAAGGAAATGAGTTTGATATTCAATGGGAAGAAGACCATATTATTTCATACAAGATTCCTAAAGCTTACGCATTAAAGAGACCAACCTGGGAAGTTAATCCAGTTAGAACTATTAATGATTTTAAAGTTGCTTTCTTTACAAACCCATCAGATGCTTTATCTCGTTTTGCATGCATGCCACCAGACGCTGTAGATGCATTTTTTAAATCTAAAGAAAAAGTTGAAAAGGCATTTAATAAAGGACACCTTGCAGTAGATAACTTTGGCAGACTAGAAGAGTGGTTTATCCCAGACCCAGATAAAGAATATTTTATTCACGTTGACTTAGCGCAAAAACATGACCATTGTGCTGTCTCTATGTCCCATGTAAATAGATGGGTAAACGTAAAGGTAACAGACACATACTCGCAGCCAGCACCGATAGTTGAGATAGATGCTGTTAGATACTGGACACCAACAAAAGATAAGTCAGTTGATTTTACAGAAGTAAAAGATTATATTCTTTCATTAAAAACACGAGGTTTTAAAATTCGTGTATGTACCTTTGACAGATGGAATTCTCATGATATGATGCAACAACTAAAACAATATGGCATCAATACAGAAATTCTATCTGTCGCTAAAAAACATTATGACGATATGGCAATGGTGGTTGCTGAAGAAAGATTAATAGGTCCACATATACCTTTGCTAATTGATGAATTATTACAATTAAAAATTATGAGAGATAGAGTAGATCACCCAAGAAAAGGGTCAAAAGACTTGGCAGATGCGGTATGCGGATCAATATTTAATGCAATTAAAAGAACTAGATTTGAGAACAATGAAGAAATAAATATACATACTTATGAGTCAATGAGTTATGATAATGATTTTGGTGTAAGAAGAGATGATGATGAAACTGTCCTCAACTTAATTAGACCACCTAGGATGCCAACAGATTTGGCGGATGCGATAGATGGGATGTCAGTGCTATGAGTACTTATCAAGAAATGGCTAAACAATGTAAATGTTGTGGTAAGCATGTTCCTTTGCCGACCACATTAAAAGAATACAACGAAGTCATGTTATGTCCAACAACATTTTCTAATGTAGTTGAATATAAAAGAATTTGGAAGACGTTAGGTAAAAGACCAGCTGGAAGTATAAGAAAACATTTTTCTGATTACGTACAGCAATTAGTTGAAGAAACCATTGACAAGAATGAAGATGGAACGATACAATAGTACACTAAGCAACAGTAGCTTAGTTGGTTAAAGCCCCGAACTCATAATTCGGTAATCGTAGGTTCGAGTCCTACCTGTTGCACAGAAAGGCTGCAAATGGAAGAAGATTTTGAGTTTAATAGTGATGAAAAGTTAGAGTATTATATTTCTATAGGGGCAATAGAGTTAGCTGGCGTTGATACTACTGGAGAATTTATTTATAAAATAACAGAAGCGGCCTCAGAAGTTGCTCCAGAATTATGGGACGCTCATGAAGAGTACGTAGATAAATCTTTAATGGATCTATATGAAAAGGGTTTGGTAAATGTTTCATATGATGAAAACCTTGAAGCAACTTTAGAATTAACAGAAGAAGGAAAAAAGATAGCAAAAGAGATGGGCATTATTCAGATGGACATAGACGATTGGAATATGCCAAACGATTAAATATATACCTCTGTAGCTCAGCGGAAGAGCAACAGACTTCTAATCTGTTGGCCGCAGGTTCGATTCCTGCCAGGGGTGCTTTGCGGGTGTTGCATAATGGTAGTGCCTCTGCCTTCCAAGCAGATAGTGCCAGTTCGATTCTGGTCACCCGCTCTCAAAATTTACAAATGATATAATTGTAAATAATATAATAGATTAGGAGATCGTTATGCCTTGGAATATAAAAGAAAATTCTGCCGAATGTAGAGGCGGATACGCAGTTGTAAAAGATAGCGGTGAGCTAGTAAGTTGTCACCCAAGCAGATCAAGAGCAGAAGCTCATCTAAGAGCCCTCTATGCATCAGAGACAGATTCAAATAAACCAAAGAAGTCAATTTTAAGAGGAGAATAAACCTTTAAAGGGTAAATACTTCTTATTAAGTTTTTATAAAATATTTGATATAATAGTATACGGGTCGTCCAATAGGAGGCCCGTATATTAACTTATTCGCTTAAAGGAGGAATAAAATGGTAACACAATTCGCTATGGATCTTTTTAATGATCCTTTTTTCATTGGCTTCAATAGGGAGCTAAGTCGTTTAAATCATGCACACAAACTAAACTCACAATCATACCCACCTTATGATCTTCTTAAATTAGATGAAGACACATTTAGGTTGTCGATTGCTGTCGCTGGTTTCTCAAAGAATGATATTGAGGTATCAGTAGACAATGGTAGTCTTGTAATTAAGGGAGAGATTGTCGAGGTTACAGATGCAGAAGTTGTTCACAAAGGGATTGCAAGTAGAAAATTTACAAGATCTTTTGCCCTTGGAGAATACATGGAAGTTACTGGTGCTGAACTAAAGGACGGCATGCTGCATATTAATGTAGACCGCATTGTGCCTGAAGAAAAAAAGCCTAAACCCATCAAGATAAAATAAATAGTATAATAGAAATCTGCACCCCGTCACTGGGGAGTCGCAGGCTATTCGGGTCGCTACCCGAAGGATGGACCTGAGCACGTCCCGAAACTGCTCATCATTATTAAGGAGAATCATGTTTGAGTATTATGTAAAAAAGGTTACAAAGGTTGTGGACGGAGACACAATTGATGTAGAAATTGATCTTGGATTTGATATCTCATTTAGCTCAAGAGTAAGACTCGCTGGTATAGATACACCAGAAAGTAGAACAGCAGATAAGATTGAAAAGGCTCTAGGACTTGAAGCAAAATCATATTTAAAAAATGCAATTGATTCAGCAAAAACAGTTGTTATTAAAACAGAAAAAATGGACTCATCAGAAAAGTACGGAAGAATTTTAGGATGGGTATTTTTAGATGGATCAGATGTATCCATTAATCAAAAAATGATTAATGATGGTCATGCGTGGGGATACATGGGAGAAACTAAGATCAAAGATTTTGATGCTTTAGCAAAAGCGAGGAAAAAGAGCGGTAAGTAATGCCAATATATGAGTACAAATGTGAATGCTCACCAGAAGACATTGTACAGTTT